ACAAGCTGAAACAAGCCGCATCCGGCAAGACTGGAGCGCAAAAGCGATGGGATAAGCCCAAATGTGATGGCAACCCTAATGGGGTCGCTATAGCAACCCCAATGGCAACCCCAATGGCGAATGCATGGCGAAGTGATAGCTCTCCATCTCCTTCTCCTTCTCCTACTCCTAATAAGAAAGATACAGCGGCTCCTAAGTCGCCATGGGATGTTTCCTTTGGAGTTGAGCTACCGGAGAGCTTGCGAACCGATAGCTGTCTCCAAGCCGTTAAGCTCTGGCTTCAGTACAAAGCCGAGAAGCGGGAAGGCTACAAAAAGACCGGACTTGCAGCATCACTGACTAAGTGGTCCCGAGAGTTTACCGCTGCTGACTTCCCAACTGCCGTCGAGAACTCAATTGCTTCTGGATGGAGAGGAATTTTCCCTAAGAAAGACTCGCAGCAAACTTTATCAATAGCCGGTCAACCGAAGACCGTTCTCTCAGAAAACATTGCTGACTACCTATGAGCGATCCCTTTTTTGCTGAAGACGATGAGTTTGGTCTGATTGGAGCGTGTATTGCAGGAGGCTCTGATACTTGCTTTGACGCATTCGCTGAAGTTCCAACAGCAGCAATTCAAAACGAACAGTTGGCTTTAACTTACGAAACCATAAAAAGCCTCATCACTCAAAACAAGCGAGTGACATTGCCGGAGTTAATGAAGGAATGGAAACGAACCATAACAAGTTCACCAGTACCATTTGAAGCTTGGAACCGCTGCGATGAGCTTTGCCCATCACCATCCGGTTACCCGATGTTCGCCAAGAGCGTTTTGGAAGCCCATCACCGGAGACAACTCCGTTTCGCCGGAGACCGCTTGATTCGCGATTCCGCTGTGGTGACCCTAACCGTGGATCAAATCGTCGCTAATGCCGAACAGGGACTCAGCGTTGAGGCTTCCAAAGACGATCTTCAATCGAGCAAGTCCGTTGTCTCAAGATTTATCGACTCGACGCAAGAGCGGTTCAATCGCAGGGGACAACTCAGCGGGATCAATACTGGCTTCTTTAGACTCAACCAAATGACCGATGGCTTACAGCTTGGAGAACTAGCTATTATAGCAGCACGACCATCCATTGGAAAGACCGCTATGGCGATTGCTATAGCCAAAGCAGCAACGATAGAAGACCAAGTCCCAACTCTATTTATATCACTAGAGATGTCTGATGAAGCTATTATTAGAAGAATGGTTTCAACTGTTGGATCTATTCCAATGCAAGATATTAAGACCGGAGAGATGGATCAGGGAGGTCTTAAAGCTATGAGTACCGCATCTGCTAAGATCGCAGCCAGTCCCCTACACTTTGCCTCTGGCTCCTCGGTGACCAACATATCGTCTATAACAGCAGTAATCCGTAGAGCAGTCCGCAAGTGGGGAGTTAGGCTGGTGCTCATCGACTACATTCAAAAGATCCACGGCAGCAAAGGAGCCGAGAAGAAAACCTACGAGATAGGTGAAGTCAGCGGTAAGCTCAAAGCAATCGCAGTGGATACCAAGACCGCCATCGTCGCTCTAGCGCAACTCAACCGAGAAAACGAAAAAGATAAAGGTCGCTCACCTCGTCTTTCAGACATAGGGGAGTCAGGACAGGTGGAGCGCGATGGGGATCTCGTGATGCTGCTCAACCGAGACCGCAATCAACCGCAGGGGGAAGCCATGGTCGCAATAGCCAAGCAGCGCGACGGTGAATGTGGAGCCGTAAAGTTATGGTACGATGGACGCTTCTGTCGGTTCTCTGAGTGCGGTATGGATACCTAAGTTTAAAAACCTAACGACAGGTTGACTCCCCTAAACAAGTCTGCCAACCTATCACCGGACCTAAGTCCAACATAAACACCATGATAACCGGAAAGATTGACGTTACTAAGGTAGACAAAACCCATCTCTTTAAAGGGAAGGCTGGAACGTATTTGGATATTGCACTCATTACCAATAAGGCTGGCCGTGACCAGTATGGTAACGACGGTATGATTGTTCAGTCTGTATCTAAGCAAGCCAGACAAGATGGGCATAAAGGTCCAATCCTCGGTAACTATGTAAAGACCGAAGACCGTATGCCTCCAGCAATTACTAAGAAGGTATCAGCTAACGATCCTCTTGGACCTGAAGATGACATTCCATTTTGATATACAACAAACCATTTAACACCATGACAACTACCGCAGAGTTCTTTGAAGATACTAAGTCAGCAACGCCACGTTGTGACGCTGAGATCGAGAAGCTTAGAAAGCACTATCCGATACTAACGCTAACCGTTGTATTCGCATTAGCTCGCAAGCTTGAGATGGAGTTGATTCAATCCAATAACTCCATCGTTGATCTGCTCAACCAGATCGAAGCGATAGAAGAAAAGAACCAACAGTAATATGGGAGGCGTACAGAAATACCTTACTCGTCAGGTCCAAGAAGGTGAGATCTCTAAGGATGATCTGCTTGAATCACAGAGGAAACTATCTCTTTTGAATCAAGCACCTAAGCTTGTGCTTAGTGCTATTGCTAAAGGCTGGATGAGTTATCCTGATAAGCTTGAGACTATTACCGAGGAAGAAGAGACCGCTAAGTGGATTGATACCTATGACTGCGAGAGAGCCTATCACAACAGAGTTAAAGGCATGACATACCGTGAGATCGGTAAGCTAATGGGCTGCGGTATGAATCGAGTGAGTGCCATCCTTCATCACGGTGAGAACATAGTGTTGCAAAGGAAGATGCAATCAATCGGTAAGACTATTGTATCAATACCAACCAAAGCTACAGTACAAGAACATATCACTAACGCTAAGAGCAAGACCAAATCAAAGCAGTGATACAATACAGTATAACAGATCGCTTTATGCTACTAAGTATGACGCTTTGCCTACCTAATGCAATAATGTTAGGAGGCTCCCAGCTATGTCTAATACGCAGGTGATCGCGCGGGACCGATCATCTTGCGCGAGCGAACTTGCTATTGTAGTACAAACCCTATGTCACTATCCACAGACTACCTACTCCTCAACATTGGACACTCAACGCTCAAGTGGCATTTGGACCGCATCAAAAGCGGATCGTTCACCATCGACCAAGTGGCGATGTTCTACGCTCCCGATCCTAAGAAATCAGTTTACAAAACCGTTACCCGAGGTCTTGAGGAACTGGTCAAGATGAAGCCTGAGAACTTGCCGATCCAACTGCGATGACTCAAACCGAGTACGTTAAACACAGTGGCTTAACTAAAGGAAGAGTCTCGCAACTTACCGCAGCAGGGATGCCGCTGACCTCCCCCGAAGAAGCGGATGCTTGGAGAGGATCGCGCAAAGGGATCGGCGGTAGGCCATCAACGCTCCAGCGAATGACTGCGATCCAGCAGCAACCTACACCAGAAGTCGCAGGGGGGCCATACAGACCTCCCGAAGCATCTGCCGCTATCAACGCTGCTCTTGCAACAGAAGACTCCCCGCAGGGAGCTTATGAGCGACAGAAGAAGATTGAGCGAGCCGCTTACGATCTAGCGGTTGAAGCGTTGCAGTCTCGGTCCCTCGATGCTGGCAGGATGGTCTCGGTCCACGCTACCGCAGCAAAGAATCTCATATCCAGTCGCGATGACGTACTGGCTCAATCGGAGAAAGAGCGAACGCTGGTCTCCGGTGCTTGGGTAAAAAAAGCAATGCAGGAACACGATGGGGCAGTGTCCCAACTCCTGAAGTCGATGCCCAAACAGCTATCCGGTCGCATTGCTCCGCACGATCCAGAACACGCCGAGCGCGAGCTAGAGCGATGGGTCCAAGAAGTATGTCTCAAAACTCTGCACCAGACTGACCCGTGGAAATCTTAAACTGCCAGAAGCCAGCCGGTATAGAATCGCTTCGCCAGAACCGAATCGCGATCAAAGCTATCGAGCGTCAGACCGGATTAGAGTTCCTGTCGATATCAGACCAAGAGCCTTCCCGCATTGATGGCTTCATCTTCGATCCGGCTAAAGGAATCATCACTGGAATCTATGAGGTCAAAACTCGCAGCTACGGTCTCCACAAGCTCCAGACCACATTCGGAAACGAATGGATGATTTCTTGGTCTAAGATCCAAGCGGCTCTTGAAGTTACCAGACGCACAAAGCTCCCGTTCTACGGAGTGTTGCATCTGCTGGATGACAACATTGTTATGATGGTTGAGATCTTCAACCGCAATGCGTCTTGGGCGGCAAACCATAAGGTGGAAGATCGTCTTGTTAACGGAG